GCATTGCGCCATAGTAGGCCGACAGGCTGGATAAGAGCCTTTTGTGCGATCAGATCTACCACATGGGCCACCTGTTTTGCAATTAACCCAGCCTTTGCCTTTATTGCGGCCAAACCATGTGCGTAGGCTATCGCTACTGCTACTTTTTTTTCTTGGCACTTTTCTTACCCCAGTTTTTTGCGCCGACCTTACGGCACTTTACCAAAGCCCCAGATCCATACGCTGATGGCCACGTTCCACCATTGCGTGTGTAACGCGCCTTTACTTTCCTATAACATGCATCTCGCTTCGGTTTTTTCTTCGCTGCCATTAGATGCTCCGCTTGTATATAGAGTTGAAAAGCATTATATTAGTTTTTTCCAAGAAAGGAATAAAATTATGGATGATCCTGTCCAACAGCTTAAAAATGACCTTGATGAAGGTGATTTTAACCCACATATTTTTCGACAAAGTATTCACTCCTCAATTTGGGAACTGGTAGAGCAAATAAAGCTAACCCCTGAAGAAGAGGGTTTGACACCAGAACAAGAAAAAAAACTATACGACATTGATCGCAATTTATGTGCAAACTTGCGTATCAACATCAAAGAGTTTCCAAGCCCAGATTACTAAACTTATCTGTTGTATGGATAGCCACGCCTAGTGTTATCGGTTTGGTATAAATACTCTTGGATGATGTCGTTCAGTTCTTTTGTCGCTGGCTGAGTTGCTTGACGCAATTCCATTGACCGAATTGTAGTTGCCTCTGGGGGAACAACCCCATCTATTATTCTGTCGTTGTAAAAATCACGAAAGAAGAAACTTGTTGGAACATCTCTAAAGTTCCCGCTTTCATCTGCCATTCTATATACAGGCGTACCTTCAACACGCTGCAATCCTGCTGGATATGTTGTGTGATTAGAAACTGGATTTATGGGCGCATTGTAATCTATCTGAGAAATCAACCTACCAGCCGCATCTCCAGATCCCATACCAAGCATATCTGGTACTGAAATAGCCGCTCTCACTGACGCTTGATCTGGAAAGCCCAACTTCATACTTCTTGGTTTTGCTAATTCTTCAGAAAATGCTTTTCTCGCTTCTCCACGATTTGGTGCAAACAAATATTCTCTAACTTTTTCTATGTCAGATGCTTCCATTTTTCCCAAACCGGGCCAATCAGGTATTCTTTCTCTTAACTTTTCGTCAAATTGCTTGGCAGCTTTTTTCGTAATCTTCATGTTTGGGATCATGTTTAAAGTAACATCTGAAACCATTGTAGAAAAGTTTACGTTGTCTCCTGCCGCGTTAAAATACACACCATATACTGGAACACCTTCTTCTAAAATTTCACCTGTTTTTGGGTCTTTTACTTGACCAGACAATACTTCTGCTTTTTTTCTTTGTTTTTCTAATATTGCAGGATCACTGCCCCAAAACCTACTATCCAATACGTTTTGACCTTCTGTCGCATACTGATAGCCACCTTCTCTGGCAACTGGATTGACCAAAGGAATTTCATTCACAGATAAAACAGAACCAGTTCCACTTGCCCGATCTCCTTTGATCGACATAAACTGAGCGCCTTCATCAATTGCTTTTTGATAGTCAAATGGCTCTGGTTGCGTTTGAACTCTAGTCGTAAAGTCAATCTCTGCTCCCATTTCTTGAAGTGGAACTGTTCCTCTTGTTACAGTCATTCTTCCAATAGGCGTGTCTTCAACATATCCACCTTTTGTTAGGCCACTGCCACGACTTTGGTTCTGAAGATAGTTTTGAATAATAGCATTGGTTGAGGCGTCATCAGAATAACGCAATCCTTGCTGAATTACGTTGCCATTCATTTCTTGGATTACATCTTCTACAGCTTTATAAGCACCTTGGCCAAGATCAATAACTCCCCGACCTATGGTAGAAAATAAATCTTTTACTGGGTTCGCCATTACGCTTTGGCCTTCTTCTTTTTACCATATCCTGAAGCATAAGCAGCTCGCCCCTGACGCTCTGCTTCTGCTTTGGTTTTATATACCTTGCCTTTCTTGCCCCAGCGATAACCGCCTTTGACTTTCATTACAGGCATTAGTAACCACCAAGGATCTCATTCATCATTTCGTGAACACTGCCGCCATCACCAACGCGCATGACTTTTACCTTAATGCCATCGTCTGGCATCATCATTTTATCGTGATGGCAATCACAATCATCATCGCCGTGTTCGCAATCGCAATCTTCTTCATATTCATCTTCGCCGCCAAGCATGTATTCTTGCTGGCAAAGCAAAACAAAGTTCACAAGCTGCTCTTCGGTCATGTTAAGGCCATCAGCGTCATGCGGAAAGCCCATCTTTGCCATGAAGAGTTCTGCGTTTTCTTCCATATTTGCTACATTTATCTCAGCCATAATAGCCTCCTATCTCATTGGACGCGCCATTGGGCGCGGCGATGTCGTTGGCGCAGCACTTTGCATTTGCTCCTGCATAGATTGCTGGCCCATGTTATACATCTGCTCTTGCTCTTCGCGCAGACGTTTAAAATACGCTTCTTCTTCTGCCATACGCTTTTGTGCGTCTGTCATGCCAGTATTTGCTGTCGCTGGAGCTGGCATCGGAGCTGGCATTTCACCTTCCATTGGCATTGCACCAACAACGCTTTGGAACATTTCACGTTCTTTATCAGACAGGCTACCGCCGTTTTGAATGCGCTGACCAATCATCATTAGCTGATTAGCTGACTGTTCATCCATGTCGCCCGGTTGAATGAGCTTCAAAAAATTCATTACCAGTTGATAATCTGGATTTGCTTTAACTTCTGGCATTTTGAACTCCTTGCCTATCTTTATCCTACGATATTACCTTCTGCATCGTATTGTGTCACATTTCCAGCCGCATCTGTTAAGGTATAGCCTTGTAAATAATCTTCCTGACCAGTCACAACTGACGTTGTATCACCAGCCAATGCCGTTCCTTGGAACTGATCCATGTCCAAATAACGCCCATCTGGAGTCATATATGCCTCAGTGCCGTCTGGCAATTCCACACGGCGCACCAGTTCATCTATTGATTGACCACTCGCATATCTGCGTAAATATTGAGGGGCATAAAAGCCCATTCCACCGCCCTTATAACGGCGATTAAAATCTTGGCTAACATCTCGCGTTCCATACATATCTGTTCGAAGAGGAGAAAATGGAGTTGGATCGTCAGGGATTACAGGCGTTACTGGCAAAACAGGATCTACTGTTGTTGTGTCATCGCCAGTGCCAGTTGGATAAGGAACTGCATCTGGATCTAACACAACAGAGTTTACCGTGGCATTAATCGCGTCTGTAAGGCTAAGACTGCTAGTAATGTCATCCAAATCAGTGCCGATAGATGTTTCTGGCCGCTCAAAGCCAAAATTATTAGTCATATCTTTAACACCGCCATACAACATGCCCGGTATTGTGTAATTATATACCGCGCCAGCCACACCAGTTGGATCTATTCCAGACCCCAGTGGAGTTGCACCAGATGCAGTTGATACTGTTGAAACAAGGTTATCATTCATTGCGCCAGTGGCGTATGCTTCGTCGTTGGTAATATACCCATCACCATTTAAATCGGCATTGATCCCACCCGAACCAGAAAACATTTCGCCGCCAAAGTTTTTACCGCCGCCATCGATCATATCTACTGCCGCACTTACAACTGTGCCGTCTGGCCGTGTGTAGCCCCACTCATCATCAAGCTGGCTCTCATCATACACACCAGCTTCTATGTTTGGATTTACAATAAGATTGGGAAGCGCATTCGTAAAGCTGGCTGGAAGTTCGTTATCATCATTTGATGGATCATTCGCAGATCCTGAAATAACATTGCCAGAATATGTTGTATCTCCAGCATCTAGCTTTTCACCAGTCTTTTCATCAACCAAAACACCATTGACATATGCTGCGCCATCAAATGGCGTAAATGCATTTGCCATGTTTTCAAATGCGCTGTTGCCGCTGGCTTCTTCAACTGGATCTGGATCTGGAGGAGGAGCCGCTGCTGACGCTGAAGGCAAAGCGCCAGTTGCTTCTGTTGCTGTTGTAGCTGGTGTGGCAGTTACAGGAGGTGGAGCTGGTCTGTCATCATCATCGCTTGATGATGGCGCTGGTCTGTCATTACTTGGATCATTTGCCGATCCAGAAATAACATTGCCTGTTGAGGTTGTGCCGCCAGCTTCTATGGTTTCGCCAGTTGCGTCATCAACAAGATTACCATTCACATAAGACGCGCCATCGTTTGGCGTAAAGATATTTGCCAGCGTTTCTGTAAAGCTGTTGCTGCTGTCGTTGTCGTTAGAAGAACTTCCACTATCAGCTCCAGAGGAGCTAGAACCGCCGCCACCGCCGCAAAACACAGGTTTTTTATTAAATTCCCAACCTAAAAGCGCGTTAAAAGTCTTCATATTCTTGCCCTCACTGTGTAGCCAAAGGTCGCAAGACCCATCTTGGACCAAAGTTTTGCTGTACGTTCAGCAGATACCCCTGCATTAGCGCCTCCAACAATTTCACGCGCATTCACTGTGTGCGCCCAACGAATAAATCTCTTCATCAAACGCGGCCCCATCATAGTGCCACGAAAAGATTTATCGACATATATCAGTTTTTCTCTAGCTTGGCGAGTATCGTTAAAAATCATTGTTGCGTACTCTCCAAGAATTAATCCCACAATACGGCCATCAACCACAGAAACGTCTGCTATAGTTTCTGGCTGATTGGCCACAAAACCATGCATGGTTCGCATCATCTTTATTTTGTCATAAGCAAAATCAGGATCATTTCCCCAAACTGTTTCCGAATGCATCCGCTCAATTAAATCGCCTAATTCTGGCAAATCTTCGATTTTTGCTGCGCGGTATGTTGTTCCAGCCATCACGCCCTCATTGGCTGGGGTTGTGGGCGTGGCGGTTGTTGTGGTGCAGGCTGCGCCCTTACGTTCATTTGTGGATCTGGCATTGCATCTGCAATTGCCGACAATCCACCCAAATCCCCAGCGCCCATTCGCTTGCGGATCTCTTCGACCTTATTCAAAAGATATTTATTCATGTCCATAGGAGGCTGACCTTGTGGCCCCCCCTGCATGGGAGGAGGCATAGGAGGGCCACTTCTTGGACCCTGTTGCGCTGGTAACCCGCCAAACGCAGCAGGATTTATTGGAGGAAGTCTATACTGAGGGGGGTACATTATTTTTCATGGCCTCCATCTGTATTTTAGCTGCGTTCTTTTCTCTCTCAAGCTGCAACTCTGCCTCCAACTTTGTGATCTTGGCCTGCATATCGGCTTGCGCCTTGGCCATTTCGATCTCCATATCCTGACGTGCTTCCGCTTCTTTGATCTGAATATTTGATTGCGCCTTGGCTTGATCCGCTTCGATCTGCGCTTGTGTTCTGGCTTTCAAAGCCTCTGTCTCTAGCTGCGCCAACTGCTGTGCATACTGCAAAGGATTTCCCTGCTGACCACCTTTTTGACCCATGCCGCGCAACGCTTCGATCTGCTTCATCTGAGGTGATGCAGCCACAACTTGCGCTGCACGTTGGCTGATCAAGCGATCTTGCTCTGGATCTACATTGTCGAACTTGATTTTCAACTCTTTGAAATCTGGCAATGGTGGCAGTGGGATATTGACGCTTGCCTCCATGCGCTGACGATACAGCAACGCAATATGCTCTGCGATATGCGCGATCAACACAGGCTGCATCTGTTTTGCGCCGGGATTGCCAGCCAGAGATGGATCTTGAAGGAACTGCATGTGAACCGCAATGTGCGCTTCATGGTCTTGCTCTGGAAAGGCGCGGATTGGCTTGCCATACATCACGCTCATGTTCTCATCGATTGGGTCCATCTGAACCGCTTCTTCAGGCTTCTTCAGGATCTCATCGATATTCGGAATCCGAATGGCTTCGTACATCCGCTTGTATGCTTCGTATAAATCATGGAGCTGTGGAGCTGATCGCGCCATTTCCAAAACAGCTTGAGCCTGTGCAATGCGCTGGGCTGTTGAGAAAATGTTTGGATCGCTAACTGGCACGATATCAATGCGATCATCAAAGTCAGAGCGATAGATGATTTCCGCTGCACCAGCTTGTGCAAAACTAAACTCATCAGGCAAATTCTCTGCGTTCAACTCTGCAAGTAGCTTGAACTCTTGGCCTTGTGCATAATGCAACCGCTTGTGAATTGCGCTAAACGCTTTTGACCCCTGTTCAATTAGGGCAACTGTTGATCCAACTGGAGCGTTTGGATTAACGTCACCAACATTGAGATCAGCCGTACTTGCGAAACGCTGGCCAGCCTCAACAATGTAACCTAGCAAACTGAACAGGGAACTGCTTGGTTCCTTGAATGGCAATGGCATGATTGCCTTGTTCACGTCATCAACTGTGCTGTCGAGATCCACAAACTCGCCCGGATTGATTTGCATGTCGCCGCCATTAACGCGGCCACGCAGCTTAAATCCACCTTGCATGTTGGCAAATGCGGCACTGTCGAGCAGAGCGCGAAGAGATCCAGTAGCTGCTTTGCCCAAGCCGCCGATCATGTGGTACAGGCCAAAGCCATAGAAGCCCAAACCGGGTAGAAATTTGTAGCTTACGAACCAGTCACGGCGCTTTTTAGATTCGTCATCTTGCTTCCAGTTGCGTCGAATGCTGACAACGCGCTGGTTATCATAGTCAATTGTGATCACATATGGGATTGCGACAGCGTTTTCGTCTGCCTCATCGCTGTCCATTTCTTGGCCATCGATGCCTTCAAACAAATCATAGACGTGCATTTCGAGCAGCGTCATTACATCGTCTTGACTGCCTTCACTGTATTCATCAACGCCTTCGATCTCTCCGATCACGTCATCGACTGGATCTACCGTGTCGCCAATGTAGGCAGTTGGCAGATAATAACCGTTTTGAACGTAGCGATTAAAGTCATTCTTTGGCATCCGAATGACGTGCGTGTAGCGCGGTGATGTGTAAAGATCCTTACTTTCTGGAGCGACCACAAAGTCTTCTGCCTTTACGAATTGGCTGCACTGCCGATCCATGTTGGCATCCCACCAAACCTTTTTAAAGGTGTGGCCGATCAATGGAAGGTGAAACAGCATTTGGTCCAGATCAGGGAAATACTCAGGCATTTCCTGCGTGATCTGGTAATTCATAAACTCGCGCACTCTGCGAGCTTGCTCTTCCATTTGCTCATCTGGATTGCCAATAATGATTGACTTAACTGGACCGCCTGATGGGTACAGCTCCGCAATGGCGCGAGCGTTAAACTGTGTTGCTGCCTCTGCAATCATTGGATGCACAACGACAGAAAGACCGCGAGTTGCGCGTTCATCTTCGCTTTCGTCAAGTCCACCATCTGGATCTAGGGTTTTTAATCCTTGCTTATAACGCTGCTCCCATTCGGATCTGGCTTCTTTGTCATTGTCGAAAAAGCCAATAAGCTCCTGTGCTTTTCGCACCAGCTCGCGTTCATCGATTTGCTCTGCAATGTTTTGGTCGAACTCTGCGCCTTCGAGTTCCTCCATCATGTCCAACTCTGGATCGCCAATAAGAACATCACCATCTGGAAGTGTCTCGACCATGAGATCGTCGGGTGGAGCGCCTTCGGCAAATGGGATAATGTTTTCTGGTTCAGCCATAGAGCGTCATCCTTTTCGTTTCTACAAAATCGTCATCATCTGGGTCTTCACTATGCCCAACAAACCATCCTTTGCGGAGCCGTAACCATGCCTGTGTGCATGTGTCAACGATGTCATCGTTGGGGTGAGCAGGGAAGGCCGCGCATATATCAATTAAATCTTTAGCCCATTTTCGGCTGGAAGGGAAGAAAATCCTTCCATCCTCCAAAAGAGCGGAGCTGGCATGGGCGCGAGCTTCCTTGTCACGGTCTGGACTGTAGGCCAAAACTGGCACTCCAGCCATGCGTAAATCTTGCAGCAGCGACTGGCCTGACGCCTTTTTTTCGATCAGAACCGCGTCTGGCTCCCATTCTTCGTAGGCGTCTTGCGCCAAGCGCCGAAGGTCAGGATAGCTGACCTTATCCCACCATGCCTCCAGCACAATGGCGCATGTTGCGCCTTTGTAGGTAAACACGCCCCAAGTGGTTCTGGCGCTAAAGCTGGAGCTTTCCTTGGCCTCGAATGCGGTATCGTATGATTGCAGCACATATTCGATGTCAGGCATTTCCTCCTTTTCCCAAGGAACCCACCAGCTTGCCTTCAGGATTCCACCACCTTTTGGCGATGGTCGCTGCTGTAGCTGGCCTGCTGCTGCGTAAGATCCAAGGCTGCGTTCCAGAGTTGTTAGGGTTTTTTCGCCAATTCTTTCTGGCCAAAGAAGCTCGCCTTCGGCTGTTCTGGGGTCTGTAAAGCCCAAAGAAGAGCGTGTAGGCGTTGGGTGGCCGATTTCGTATCGGGCTGGCAAGCATAAATGATCCCACTCTTCGCCCAGCTCATTGGCCAGAATGTGGCCTGTGAGATCCTGTTCATGGACGCGCTGCATGATGATGATAAATGCGCCAGTGCGCGGATCGTTAAGCCGCGTTTGCATTGCCTGATCCCACCATTCGAGAACACCTTCGCGCACTTTGGCGCTGTCGCTGTCCACTACGTTGTGCGGATCATCGATGCAGATGATGTCACCACCGTCACCAGTCAGAGCGCCCCCGACTGACGTGGCTATGCGGTATCCTGTTTTATCGTTTTCGAATCTTTGCTTCTGGTTTTGATCGCCAGTCAGCACAAACTGGTCTGCAAAGTGGCGCTTGTACCACGGGCTATCGATCAGGCGACGACACTTGGTGCTATCTCTGATGGACAAGGAAGAGGCATAAGAGGCGTACAGAAACTTCTTGTGGGGTTGGTGTGTCCACGTCCATGCTGGCAGCGCAACGGCCACGCTGATGGATTTCATGTGTCGTGGCGGTACGTTTATGATCAGGCGTTTGATGTCGCCTTCGACCACCGCTTGAAGGTGATCGCTGATTGCATCAACGTGCCAATTGTTTTGGAAGTCTACGCCCGGTTCAATCGTCGGCCATGCGCTCTTCGTAAACTCCCTCAATGATCTGCGGTATTTCTCCGCTCTGACTTGCTCCAGAGTGAGATTGCTCAAAAGCTCGTTCAATTGCTGCGAGTTCATTAACACCAATCCTTGTTAGGTCGAGGGTGACTTTATTTTCTGTTTCTACTTTATGCTCTTGCTTATCGACCCAGCCAGCGCGGTTCTTCAGATAGAAGATGATGGCTGTGTTATCGCGTTCCAGCGTTGCATTTTCGAAGAGTGCGTTGGTTACTTCTTCGATGCCCAGCGCCTCGCCCCTTTTTATGGCTTCCGAAAATTCCGAATTTTCTGCCTGATAAAGCTGGAAGGTAGAGACTGAAACGCCCAATGCTCTGGCGCATTGTTCTTTTGTTAAGCCTTGCGCCATTAGTCTTTCTGCGCGTTGCAGCACTTCTTTATTGATTTCGAACTTTGGTCTTCCGACAGGGTTCTTTGATTTTTTCTTTGCCATATGAATACCTTTCCACTTTTGAATTTAGTTTAGAAGTTCAAAAAAAGAAAGGCCCACCGAAGTGGGCCAGTTATGAGGCGTCAAACAGGACACAGGCGTGAACCTATTGAGCAGTAATTATTGATAGCGTTTTTGGCTGTTTGGGTACAGAGTTTTTTTGCTGACGGTTGAATACCTACGCGGCCAAGGTCGAGGCGATCTGCATCCCAGCATGTTTGCACTGTGATGTCTGCGTCTGTGTATCCATCTGAATGATATGTGAGTGCCTCATCAAGGAGGCGCATTTCTTTATTGGATAGGTCGAACCATTTGCCTCTGATTGAGTGTGCGTATTTTGCTGCACGATAGCCGTGCTGTGGATCTCTATTTTCGTTTCTGCGCTGTGTATCGTGCAGGAGTGCGAATAGATCGACAACTTTTGTGTTGGCATTTTCTGCGTGTGCAATGTGTCTGCCATTTTGGAACACACGCGCCCAGTGTTGGAAGCCATGATAACCTTGGTGGTTCATTTGGTATTGGTCATAGCAGAGTTTTACGAATTGTTTATTTACCATGCGAGCATAAACACCATTACTGCTACGACTAGGATTGCGAAGGCGCATCCAGCTATGATTTCTTTTGCGATACCGTCTGGCTTTTTATCGAAGATATGGACGTGGCCTTTCAAATCGATAGCGATGTAGTCGCCTTCTTCGGCTGGTGCTTCTCCTGCTTGGGTGTGGACCCAGAGTTTTTCAGATCCTTTTCTTTTGCTGGTATTTCCTTGCACCCATTCTGGGAATGTTGTTTTGAAGCCTGTGAACTTCCAAGATTTAACGATCATTTTTTTGCTCCAAACATTTTGGTCATTAGTTTTTTACCTTTTTCGGTTAGCTTGATTTCTCTGTGGCGTCTGTCTTCTGGCATCATTTTTATTTCGATTACGTCAGCGCCTTCGACATTTCCTCTGCCGTGATCTGCGAGGGAGTGCAGCAGTCTGTTTGTTGTTGACTGTTGGAAGCCTAGCTTTTTGTGCAGATCATTGCTTGTTGTTGGCTGCTCTTGGCATATGGCTGCGAAGACAATCATGTGATTGATTGATGTTTGAGAGTTGTCCACAACATTTTGGAACTCTTTGATTTGTTTTTGGAGTGTGGTTATTTTTTGCATTTCATTCCTCACTGAATATATCTTTTGCCAGATCGATTGGCACTTCGACTGTGCTGGCTCTGAAGTCACACGTCAAACATTTCCGTCTGCGTTTGATTGTTTGAAAGCCATACGTTGAATGTTGTCTTGAGTCTACTGCTGTCATTTTTGTTTTGCAGTTTGGGCATTGTGAGACTGTATCGTAATTTGGTTCTGTCATTTTTCTGGCCTTAATTTTGGCCTGATTAATTTTGATGCTTGTTTGCTTACGATACATTGCATTGAGATGTCATTGCCGTAGAGATCATAGATGTGATCGTATAGTGGCTGCGCGAGATTTTCGTTCATCACTATTTGGCAATGTTTTTGGCTTTCGAACCAAGCGACTGTTTTGATTTGTTCGCCTTGCAGATTGTATGCGATGACGAGAGCTGTGAAGTATTCGATCATGCTTCCTCCTTGATTTTACCATAAAGAATGTTTGGCACATCTTGTTGTTTGAGTTTTTGCACATGATGAGTTTTATTGTGCTTTGGTTTTAACTCACGAATGAGACACTCTTCTTTACGAACTGCGATTTCTTTAGATTGGACCAGTTCCAATTTTATTTCAGAGACAAGATCCCACCAGTGTTTTCCTTTATGCTGTCTCATTCTTTGGTCAAAATCTTTAGTTTGCCCAATGTACAAGAAATCTTTTTGTTTATTTAGGAATGCATAAAGGTAGTGATATGTGTGTCCTTTTGAGTGGATCTGCATTATTTCAAGAAATTCTTTTCTTCGATAAAGCCCGATTTTTTTTGCTTGCCTTGCCATGTACCAAATTTTTTTACCTTCAAAAAACTGTCCGATTGTTGGCTGATTGGTAAAATACTTATGGTTACCTATGATTAATTCTTCTGCCATCACGCTGCCTCCATATATTTTTCATTGATGGCGATGTAGACGTTTTCCACTCTGACATTCCAAACCTTTGGCCAGTCTGTTGAGCAGACTACTTTGGCTTTTTTCCCGAAGTAAAAATTGTTGGGATCGCGGATGATAATTTTATCATTGGAGTTAAACATTACGCTGCCTCCTTTTTTCTGAAGGCATCGTATAGTTTGATGGCTGCTTCGTGCCATTTGGTTTTCATAATTGGGCTTTCGCCTTTGACGTGATGCCAAGTTGGGGTATCGCGTGTTGTTCCACATGGAGCTGTGGTGGTTTTATAGATTGTGCCAATCACGATGTAGTGATCTTCACCGTAACGCTTCCAGAGGATAAGCCCCTCTGCATATTCTCCAGATCCCTCGACGCGGCATCTGATGTCGAAGCCATTTTTTTTGTATTCCATTCTGCGTATAGACATGTGCTTTCCTCTCTCTCTATAACTGATATATAAGCCATCTGGCATAGATTGCAAGTAGTCAAAGTAAATTAATTTT